GCGTGCCTCCCCCGGTGGGGGGGGGGGTCGGGGGAGGCTGTTAAGTTTCTTGTGTCCGCCTTGGTTGTCGTGAACAATCTCGTAAGGCTTGTGCTTACTGGTTTGAATTGCCATACGGTAAGCGAGATATTGCGCCTCGTAATCCTCACTATCGCTGATGTGCCAGCCAAGCATAACCTCACTCATCGCATCAATGACGACATAGACCTGCGTTGTACGTACCTTGCCGTTCTCGTCCTGGTAGTAGAGGTTAAGTTTCGTACCGTCACCATACCACAGTGCATCACGCTTCGTTGGCAGTGCCGTGCGGTGCTTACGTCCGAACTTCTGTCGTGCTGCCTGCTCACCATGCACAGCATCGTACCATAGTGGCATTATTGCAGCACTATTCAGCCATCGCTTCATACCGCTAAGGCTTTTCAGTGGCTTCCAGCCGTTTGCTTCCGCCTGGCGGTTTGCCTCTTCAAAGAGCTGCGCATCGGTATAGACTGGAACCCTGCAACGTTTCAGTGCGATGAGTAGCTGTCCGAACTCGTCAGTAATCTTCTGCGTGTTCTTATTTCCGACCTTACCGCTGATAAGGCTCTTGTAGCCGTCAGCCTTGAAAGCCTTAATCTTTGCCTTCAGTCGCGCTTCATTCTGTGGAAGGGTGTGCTGATACTCTTCGCGCATAGCTTCAGAACTCTGATAGATTACCTCCCAAGCTCCTGCAGTGCTGCCGTTCAAACTCTGACGAATTGCTCTACGCTGTGCCATCATCTTCAACAGCTCTTTCAGAACACTCGCATTAATGGTGTACTCTTCAATGAGCTTCTCTGTAAGATGTTCCTGCTTGCCGTTCTTCTCGTAGGTGAAGCTTTCAAAGAACTCACGTGCCTCGCTGTCCAGCCGTATGCGGTCACGCATCATTGCTTCCTTCATTCGTTGCTCTGGATCACCGTATCGTTCCATATACCGAGCCTTGTATTTCTGAGGAATGGAACTCCATGCGTAGAGTGCCTGACCGCCTTCGCCACCTCCACGGTGTACGCTGACGATATTTCCACGGCTCATGTTCTGACGTAATGTAGCAGCTTTAATAACTGCATCACCACCTCCAGTCAGTTCCGCGTAGGTTACGCACAATATCTTGTTGAAGTATTCCATCCCAAATATAGTTATAAGCTCATAGCCATCAATTCAACTTCACTCTGCAACTCCACGAAGGCAGGTATGTTCATATCTTGCTCTCGACGTGTCACAATTCCATCAACAAAGACACTCACGCTGCCATCCTTGCGGTCTACAACCAACTTCACACGCTCACCGAAGGTCTGTGTCATTGTCTGTTCAGCTTCTTCGTGAGTAGTCTCAACGTCAGCCTGCTTCCAATTAGGAGTTCCGTTCAGCTGTGTTAGTGCTGTGAAGCGAATCTTCCTTGCAAGCTCGCTGTCGCTTTTGAAGTTCAGAGCCTTCCATACCATCACTGTGGTGCAGTTAAAGACTTCACAGAGGTGAGCCTTACCTTTCTTACTTACATAGATTTGTTTTTCCATAATTCCTTTCTTATAATGTTAATCTTGTAGGCGGTGGGGAATCGAACCCCAGTCGCTCCGATGCTTTTAATTCCGTGTCCGCTACCATTCGGACGTAGCCGCCTTTTTGTTAAATATCTATATTACAAGCCAGCTCTGTGAATTTAACGAGCAGCTCCTGCTTTGCCTCAAACTCAAGCACTGCTGCCAAATGTTTCATCTCACCTACACAGCTACTTCCTATCTTGATTTCTATAAGCTCTTGTGTTAAGGTTGAGATTACATCCATCATATACGCCTGTAACGTTTCAAGGTCACCGTTATTTATTTCTTTCAGAAGCTGGTTATAATATTCGTTCTTAACCTCACACCTATACAGCACACTTGCATGCTTCCGAAAGAAGTGCTGATAATTATCAAACATCTCATCGTGACATTCTATAATGTTTTTGTTTATAACCTTTAAGCAAGAAGTAATATCTTCCTTGATACGGTCCATCTGCTCTACATGCTTTTTCGTTTTTTCAACCTTCATAATCTTTAATCTCCTAAATTTGCAAATAACGCCCCTTTTTTGTATCTTTGGACGCTGTTAATAAACTTAACACGCTGCAAAGATAGTGATAATTTTCAACCATCCAAACTTTTTGGGTGATAATTTTCATTTTATGTGTAAAATTTTATCAAGAATAGAGGAATTATCCAAGCATGAGGGGATAACTATCGGTGCTTTGGAGAAAAAAATAGGTGCCAGTAAAGGTGTCTTATCACGTGCTATAGCTAAGGGTACAGACATACAAGCTAAATGGATAGAATCTCTTGTTGAAAATTATCCCCAATACTCTGCGGAATGGCTCTTAACAGGCAAGGGAGGCATGCTCAAAACAGCATTGCAGGAAGCTATGGTAGTAGAACCAGTCCGCTCAGAATCCCCTAATAAAGGCGCACCTTACTATGATGTGGACTTCCTCGGAGGCTTCGACCTCACATTTAACGATCAGACTATCAACCCTGAATACAACATTGACTTCAAACCGTTCAATAAGCAGGGAGTTAGCTGGGTGAATATCACAGGGCATTCTATGGAGCCCAGGATTAATCACGGAGATATCATTGCAATTAAGGAATGTAGACTTGAGGACGTGCAATATGGCGAGATATATGCTGTCGTACTTGACACCATACGTACCGTTAAGATACTTCGTAAATCCAATAATCCAGATAGGATGCGCTATGTACCTATCAACGAGGATAACTACGACGAGCAGGAATACGACAATTCACGTATCCTCCGTATCTTCGAGGTGCTTGGTAACGTAAGTAGATTCATTTAAAAAATAATATATGATTGACCCAGAGAAGACCGAACTTGATGAGTTCTTGAAAGAATATACCAGAGCACGACGTAATGCAGTGTTCTTTATTGAGAACTATTGGAACAAGCTACATCCTGATAATCCCATCATACTCACAGATGATGAGAAGCAACAGCTTTATAAAAGATTTAGAATGGCTCCATTAGTTCATGATATTGTAGCCTATACAAAACGCCTTGAAGAGCTGCGAGCAAAGGGCTACAAAGATTGGGAGATTGACGCATAACTATATTCAATTATAATACGTCTAATAACTTAAGTTTATATTATATGAAAGAGAAAAAGAAATGGAGTGAGAGGACTCCACAAGAAAAGAAAAAGGCAAGGCTTAATCTTACTATATTAGCGGTTATTGGCTTAATCGTAGTATCAGTATTGGTTGCAGGTGCATTTAGCGACTCACCAGAGACACAAGAGAAGAAAGAATCTGTAGCTGTTGTTCACAATGATGTATTAGATGCTTCAGTACGCCAGGTAAAACAGTTCTTAAAAAAGAATCTGAATGATCCTGAAAGCTATGATGGTGTTGAATGGAGTCCAGTATCACAGAACCCACACACCAAATGGTTCATAGTACGTCATAAGTACCGTGCAAAGAATCAATATGGTGGAACACAGATCTACAACCAAATCTTTACACTTGACAGCCTGGGCACAGTTATAAGTGTTTCTGATGTTGAATAAGGTACACGATAAGGCGCAAAAGTGAGCACGCACACACTTTTGTTGGGTGTAATACATCAAAATTAGCCTAAAAGCCTTGAATATAAAGGATATTCGACAATATGTCTATTAACGAGATATGATATTATACCCCTCCTTATACGGAATAAATGGGGGGGGTAAATGATTAAAAATAGGGTCTATCCGCTTTTTTTCGTCTTTATTAGGGGGGTGAATGTGGTCAAAAACATAAAAAAAGTGTCACCCCTAATGTCACCCCTCTTTACACATTTCGTTTTACACTGTCACTCCAATCGTCACCCCTAATGTCACTCCAAAGCCATTTTTGGCTCTAAAAACACACCTTTTATGACCCAATAAAACGCAAAAACGGATTCCAACCGTTTAGAAACGTATTGAAAGCCGTTCAAATATCGTTCAATCAGCGTTTTAGCTGTTCAGACATACCCTTATTTTGTCATCTTTGAGCGTATAAGCTCACCAGCTCTGATACAAGCCTTTTTGTTCAGTACAACCCCTCCCTTGCTCAGTCCTACACGCTCCAGCGAGCTTTGCTTAATACCTATATCTTCAGCCGTCAAAACGCTGTAAATCGCAGGAATTGAGCCAAAGTAATAATTCTTTCTCCCTTTCATCAATTGTACGTGTATTACTTTTGTCATAGTTATCTCTTTTTGTTTGCAAATATACAAAATAGTTACTATATACGATATTTTAACCATATAATATTTTACTAAATGCGTAAAATAAAAGGTAAGCTGTAAATAGCCTACCTCATCAATTTATACATAAAACAACCCTGTCACAATTATTTCCTGCGCCTTTGTCGCCGTCAATACTTCTTACACTATTAAGCACCCACACTCAGGCTTAAAACGTCCCAAATCGCCCCATTTAGCCTCCTATGCAACATTATTCTCTCAAACACCGTTCAAACGCTCATCGAATGTAACGCAAATGTAACACGCTTGTAACATTTCGTTTTGCGCTCCGTTCACCCTCTAATATTCGGTAACTCTCTGATATACAAACAATATAACCACGTCAACCCAACTATTGTATTTACACATTTCGTTTTACCCCCCTTAGATAGTAGAAGTAGTTTGCAGTTTGGGGGTGTAGAGTGTAAAATCTTCTTAGGAAAAGACAGACAATACTCGAAAAGTAATCCTTTTCAAGGAGAAGAATCAGAAATGATATGGGAGATTCTCAATGATGAGAGTTATAACGACATCTATTGCAAATATGGTTGCTGTATGAGTTTTGACGGATATCATGGAGAGGAAGACGACAAGACAGATATGGAACTCATGGGAATGCAAGATGCGGATGATTGTTGGAATGAAGGGTTAGACCGAGAATGGAGTTACGACTTACACCTTCATCAGCACTTTCATAACCTATACGACCATACAAGCTTCAGCATCTTCGATTTCATTTATGTTAGGGACTTCTACACAAAGTTTGAACTAAAATTTAATCAGAATACTTAAACAAGAAGAAATGGAAAGAAAAGAGTTATGCATAATCTCCGACTCTGATATCCCATCGGGTTCTGGTGGAATCAACAGTGAAGGATATACGTACGGACAATTACGCCATCAACCGATTATTACAGAGATACTACAACGTATCACCCACCCTATTGCACGTCAAATGGCAGAGGATTGTAATGAACGCAACCGTAAAGATGGATTTACGATGTATAAAGTAGATGGGGAATACTGCTTTGAAGGACTACGGGTAGGACCAAAAGTAAAAATCCCTTCTAAAGAAGAATTATTGACTCTGTTAGGTGATCAACCCGTCAACGCTGTAACTATCCGTAACATCACTTATACGTTTATACATAAAGAATTAGCACGTTTATACGGAACATCTGTACAAGAAGCAGCAGACATCATAGGAAACCAACTTGACTGCGCCCCGCACGAGGACATCTCTGGCTATATCTTTATGGT